GATAGCCGCGGATGCCGTAGACGGGGAGGGCAAACAGCACAAAGAGGATGCGGATGCCGCAGGCAATCAGATTCAGCACGAAAGTGATGCCCGGGTAGCCGAGCCCGTGCAGAATACTGCTCAGCGTCACGCCGAGGTACAGGAAAGGACAGATCCAGCCGAGCGTCCGTATAAATGTTCCGGCGAGCGCGTTCCCAAAGAGCACATTCCCGATAAAGTGGCCGGTAGCAAGAAAACCTGCTGTACAGAAAAAGCCCCACAGAAGACAGACCCGGATGGTTTTTAAGACCGCGCGCCGTATGAGCGCATCGTTTCCGCCGGCTTTGGCTTCTGAGATGGCGGGCATAAGAAGCACCGAAACGGAGTTGGTGATGACGGACGGAAACATGATGACGGACATCGCCATGCCGGTTAAGATGCCGTAGACGCCAAGCGCCTCGGAAGCCGTGTAACCGAACAGGCGCAGGCGGCTAGGAATCATGATATTTTCAAAACTGGAAAAGAGTGTTAAAACAACCCGGTTTGCCGTGAGCGGAACCGCCATGGCAAGGAGATTGCGCGTGCCGCATTTCACGGAAAGCGCCGTGTCCGTTCCATCCGGAAGTTTTGCGACGCTGACGGAGACGAGCGTGCTTACCACTTCGCCCATCACAGCGCCCCACATTGTGACGGAGAGCGGAACGGCGGTCTGCTCCCGCATATGGATCTGATAGAGCAGCCAGACCGTGCCGACGCGGGCGATCTGTTCTGTGAGCTGTGTGAGAGCGGGGACACCCGTCTTTTTCTGTCCATAGTAGCAGCCGTTGATGCAGGCGTGGATACAGCAAGGGACAAAGGAGAGGGAGATGATCTTAAGGAGCGGGATGCACCGCACATCCCCGAGCATGGAAACACCGATAAAGTCTGCGTATTTCCAGATTACAAAGCCGGTCGCGGCAGATAAAAACAGCGACAGCAGCAGGCCGATCCGAAAATAGAGCCTCGCACCCGCGGGATTGTTCTGCGCAAGCTCGGAGGAGACGAAGCGTGAGATCGCAGTCTGAATTCCGGCGGCGGTGACGGCGAAACCGAGCGCCATCACCGGGGACAGCAGCTGGTAGATCCCAAGACCTTCTGCACCAATCAGCCTTGAGAGGAATATTCTATAGAAGAAGCCGATAATCCGTGTGAGCACACCGGCGAGTGTGAGCAGCAGTGTGCCGGTGATCAGGGAATTTTTCAGAGAATTTCCAGAAACGGAATTCATGGGAAAATGAATGTCTGGCAAGTGTGTCTCCGGGAATTGGAATCTTTTTATTATATGTAAGGTGTGGGGGAAAAATGTGCGATCAGGAATATAAAGCAGGTGTGGTCTATCTGGATAATGCTGCAACGACGCGGATGGCGGAGGAGGCCGAAGCCGCTATGCAGCCTTATCTGGTGGAAAAGTTTGGCAATGCGTCAACGGCTTACGGTTACGGGGAGGAAGCGCAGGCGGCGATTGCCCATGCGAGAGAGGTGATTGCAGCATCACTGGATGCCAGACCGTCGGAAATCTATTTTACATCGGGGGGATCGGAGGCAGACAACTGGGCCATCAAGGGGGTGGCGGAAGCGTATGGAAAATACGGTCGTCATATCATCACCAGCAGGATTGAACATCACGCGGTCTTAAACTCCTGCCATTATCTTGAGGAGCAGGGCTACGAGGTGACTTATCTGGACGTCGATCAAAACGGAATGATCTCGCTGGAACAGTTAGAGCATGCCGTCCGGGAGGATACGATCCTGATCTCGGTCATGTTTGGAAACAATGAGGTCGGAACGATCGAACCGGTCATGCAGATCGGAAGGTTTGCAAGAGACCATCAGATTCTGTTTCATACGGATGCGGTGCAGGCGTATGCCCAGATTCCGATCTCGATGCAGCAGTATCACATCGATCTGCTGAGTGCGAGCGCCCACAAATTTCACGGACCGAAAGGCGTGGGATTTTTGTATGTAAGAGACGGGGTTACGATGCCTTCCTTTATCCACGGCGGCAGCCAGGAGCGTGGAAAACGCGCGGGAACGGAGAATGTGCCGGGGATCGTCGGGATGGGGAAAGCGGTGGAACTGGCATTCTGCAATATGCGCAGAAGAATCCGCAGGGAGATGATGCTGCGCAATTATCTGATTGAAAAGATCATGCATGAGATCAAGGGGGTCCGCCTGAACGGACATCCCACGAACCGCCTGCCAGGAAATGTGAATGTGAGCTTTTCCGGCGTGGACGGTGCATCGCTCCTCATTCTGCTGTATGAGGATGGAATCTGCGCCTCGGGCGGTTCTGCCTGCAACACCGGTGAGGAGCGGGTCTCCTATGTAATCGGGGCATTGGGTGTGCCGGACGAATATGCAGCGGGTACTGTGCGCATGACGTTGTCGGGAGAGACGACAAGGAAAGAGATCGACCGCGCCGTGGAGGCTCTCAAGCAGAATCTTAGGAAACTGAGAGATGAAAAATAGTTTTCCCTGGGGAAAAAATATGTGAAAATATTACAAAAACGAAACGTACCTTTGCGGGAAATGAGAAAGTGTGCACAAGAATAATTATGCAGTTTGTTTTTTGAGAGAAAATCGCAAAAAGAGATTGCAAAAAACGGCAAAAATCGGGCACAGAAATGAGCAGATTGCCCGTACTTTCAAGTGGTTTACCGGTTGCGTCAAATTTGACAAAGAATAAAAATTATGCAATAATTGCGCGGAAATCAGAGAAACACGTTTGGTTTATAGTAGGAAAGGATGAATAATATGATAGAGAGAAAAATCAGATTGTCTGACACGGAGGAAGTAAAGGAGTTTGTGAGAGCTGCCGGAAAATGTGATTTTGATATCGATGTTTGTTATAACAGAGCTGTGATTGATGCAAAATCACTGCTCGGAATGCTGTATCTTGGACTCAGCAAGGATCTGACCGTAAAATACGGCGGACAGAACACCGGGTTTGAGAATACGGTACAGAAATATGCAGTCTGCTAGTCAGACAGACGGAGACAGGGCTGCTGCCGGAGAGAAACCTCTTCGTGCAGCAGCCCTGTTTTTGTGTTACACTGTATGATAAGAAACCGGAAAGTAGGGAGCGCTGCCGTATGGATGCACAACAGGAAAAAGACGAAAAGAAAATCATAAAGATCTCGGTGCGGAATCTGGTGGAGTTCATTCTGCGGGAGGGAGACATTGATAACCGCCACGGGAGAACTGCGTCCCCGGAGGCCATGTGGGAGGGCAGCCGTATCCATAAGCGCATTCAGAAGAGCAAAGGCGCGAATTACCATGCGGAGGTGCCGCTTAAGATCGAACTTAGCGAGGGAGATTACACGCTTGTCATCGAGGGACGGGCGGACGGAATCGAGATTACGTGCGACGGGGAGAGACAGCTTGATTTTTCGGATAACTTCAACTATCTTGCGGTGGAGGAAGACATGCATGTGACGATTGATGAGATCAAGGGGATCTACATGAATCTGGATGCGCTGGATGAACCCGTGGGCGTGCATCGCGCGCAGGCGATGTGTTATGCCTATATCTATGCCTTGCAGCATGATCTTGCAGAGATCTCCGTGCAGCTGACCTACTGCAATCTGGATACAATCGAACTGACAAAGACGGCGTTTCTGGGGAATCTGAAATACTTCCGGGAAACATTTTCGTTTGCGGAGCTGGCGGAGTGGTTCACCCGGCTGACCGATGAATACAAAAAGTGGGCGGATTTTCAGTTCGCCTGGCAGAATCTGCGGCAGGCTTCCATCAAAAAGCTGGAGTTTCCCTATGCATACCGGAAGGGGCAGAAAGAACTGGCATCGGACGTATACCGCACGATCGCGCGCCGGAAGAATCTGTTTATCCAGGCGCCCACCGGTGTCGGGAAGACCATTTCGACGGTCTTTCCGGCGGTGAAGGCGGTCGGCGAGGGACTCGGGGACAAGATTTTTTATCTGACGGCGAAGACGATCACGGGCACGGTGGCAAAGGAAGCATTTGAACTTTTGCGCACCAGGGGGTATCAGGCGAAGATCATCTGGCTGACGGCGAAGGAAAAGCTGTGCCTGTGCGAGGAGATGGACTGCAATCCTGTACACTGTCCCTATGCGAAGGGACACTACGACCGCGTGAACGATGCGGTGTACAATCTGTTGCAGAAGGAGGATGTTTTTACCAGGGAAGTGATCTTAGAGCAGGCGCGGGAGTACCGGGTCTGTCCGTTTGAGATGTCGCTGGATACGGCAACCTGGGCGGATGATATCATAGGGGATTACAATTATGTCTTTGACCCGAATGTTTATCTGAAACGCTTCTTTGCGGAAGGAACGCGCGGGGACTACATTTTTCTGGTGGATGAGGCACACAATCTTGTGGAGCGGAGCCGGGAAATGTACAGCGCATCGATCTATAAGGAGGATTTTCTGGCAGCTAAAAAGCTGTTGAAACCCTATCAGGAAAAGCATGACAGACGTGCGGAACGTGTGATCCGGCATCTGGAAAAATGCAACCGAATTCTCCTTGGGTACAAGCGTGAGTGCGAAAACTATGTCGTATATGAAAATATCGGTACGCTGATCTTTGCACTGACGCGCCTTGCGGCAGATCTGGATGAGTATCTGCAGAAAAGTCCCGATTTCCCGGAGCGCAGGGAAGTAAATGAATTTTACTTAAACCTGCGCAATTTCATGAATATCTACGAGCTGGTCGACGAGCATTATGTCGTGTATTCAGAGCATGAGGAGGACGGGCGCTTCAAGCTGAAGTTTTACTGTGTGGATCCATCCCTCAATCTGCAGGAGCGCATTGACAAGGGAAATGCGACGATCTTTTTCTCGGCGACGCTGCTTCCGATCCAGTATTATAAAAGCCTGCTGTCCACCCGCAGGGATAATTATGCGGTCTACGCGCAGACGGCGTTTTCCGAGGAACAGCGCCTGCTGCTGTTTGGAAATGACGTCAGCAGCAAGTACACGAGGCGTGGCAGGGCAGAGTATGAGCGGATTGCATTATATATAGAAAAAACAGCGCGCGCGAAGCAGGGAAACTATATGGTGTTCTTTCCGTCCTACCGGATGATGCAGGAAGTCTACGATGTGTTTTTAGAGGGCGGGGAG